ATCTATGTAATACCCCCACATTTGAGCGGCTGCTATTGCCTTTTGTATTTGTTCTTTTTTTTTTAAATTGAATTCAATATCTTTGGGCTTCAATGGTTTTTTTGGTCTTGTTGGTGGAAAAGAACCTTTCGGGTCTTTTGTAGAAGAACTGTCTCCTCCTTTTAATGAACCACACTCACCCATTGTTGCGCCCGAATATTTTACATATTCTTTGAAATTGCATTTTGTACTGCGATTACCACGACATTTTCGGCATTTTTTCTCATATTTTTTGATTTTATTTTCATTGGTTCCATCGTCTATAAAACGCGATAATTTCTTGCATGTATTACAGCGTCCATATTTTACTTTTGGGGGGCATTTCTTCACCGCATCAGAATTATTCATTAAACTTTCAAATCCCGATTTTCCGAATGTTTTATTATTATAACACACATTTTGTTTTGGAACGAGTGAGCTTATAACCGCAACCGTACCAACTGCAATAGGTGTAAACATTTGTATATTACCCCCTTTTCGTCTTTTTTGTGTTTTATTTTTTATTTTTTTCGTTTTCATTTTTTTACCCTTCTCTGTTTTCATTTTATATTATAATTATAAAATAAAATAAAATTTATACATAACTCTCTACGTTGTTTACATAAAATGTGCGCAAAGAGTCCTCACTATTATCGGTCGTTTCATAAACTTTGAAAAAGTCACTTTCTAATTGTGCGACGGGGGTATGGTTATGGACCTGGCGAGCAATCATTTTGTATAATTTAAAATTCGGATAACGCTCTTCACCACTTTTTTTATATAAAATATTTTTTCCATTGTCATCAGTGCACCAATTTGCAATTGTTTGTTGGAAATCATTGAGTTTATTGATTTTCATTTCACTATCAATTACAAAATCATAAATAGAACAACCTAAACGACACAAATCAAAGCTATAATTTGGCATAATTTTTTTTTTGGAAAAATCACAGAAGGGTTCAAAATTATATTGAGTATGGGCATCACCCCCCTCTTTAAAACTGTCACTACAATATGTTATATTATTGTATGTTATGATTGCTCTACCAAAGTCAATCATTTTATAAATACGTCCATAAGTCGGTACCTTATATACAATGGAATTATAATGGTAATAAATATATTCGTAATCTACTTCATCATACATAATATTATTTGTATGGAGATCATTGTGTGTAAAATTAAATGCCTTCTGTAATGTAATTAATATCATAATAATTTGAAATAATGCAGAACGACCTTGGTCTTCGTCAATGACATTATTCGCCAATAAACTATCAAATGTATTATTACACTTTTCCAGACATATCATTTGAACAGGAAAATCTTTAATATATGCATATAACGGTTCTTCTTCAATACTACTTTCTTCTTCGTCTTCTTCGTCTTCTTCGTCTTCTTCGTCGTCTTCTCCCGAAATATTAATTTCTTCTTCGTCTTCTGTATGTTCTTCGTCAGAATCCTCATTATCTGACTCGGACATAATACTATTATCATTATCACTTTTATCAGCATTGTCATTCTCGTACACAAGGTCTAATTTACTTTTTTCACTGTTTAAAATATCATTTATTTCCAATGTTTCAACATCAATTTCTACATTATCGTCGGCTATTTCTAAAACAGGTTTATTTTTTAATGACGTTTTATTTGTATATTCAGAATATGTGTCTTTGTCAAAAATGTTGGTATTAAATAATTTTCCTAGACCATTTTCAAAAAAATCATATGATTGCAAATAATCAATATCATCTATAATATTGATACGGTATTGGTTTTGAATACCGATATACGAACCATAATACTCAACGCTATTGAAAAAGTTATAATGTTCTCTAAGTTTATTTATTAGGATGCAACACATATTATCTACATATGATGTGTTATGTATCGACTGAATTTTATAATGAAGTTCTTCATTATTATAATAAGGTAATTCTGTTAAATGTAAATCGTGTTTATATTTACCAATCATATAGTGACAAGGATCTAAAAGTGGAGCATATTTAAAAAATATTTGTTTGTCTATTTTGACATCATTTTCATCGGTTACTGTATGGTTGTCATATAAGTGATATTTGTGATTAAATTGAGCATATGTGAGATTTTCATTATTGTAATCTTTATAGCAGGGATTAAATGCAACTAAACTATCGATATCAAAAGGGTTATAATCCTCGTTGTCATTTTCCCATTTTTTGGGAGTTACTATTGGTTTTTCTAATAAATTAATACTAAATTTAGTCATTTGTTCTAATAATGTAAAACTATTTAATAAAATTCTAAATTAAACACATTCGTTATATAAATTAAAAAATCATCAAATGATATATTATAATGACATTGGAACTTAAAAAATTTGACATGCGTAACATTACGTTTAAACCTGATGAGAATAAAGGACCGGTAATCGTAATGATTGGTCGCCGTGATACAGGTAAATCATATCTAGTGCGCGATTTATTATATCATCATCAAGATATTCCGGTTGGAACTGTTATATCGGGAACAGAAGCAGGTAATGGATTTTATGCAAAACATGTACCTAAATTATTTATTCATGAAGAATATAGCAGCATTTTAATAGAAAACATTTTAAGACGGCAAAAGGCAGTATTAAAACAAATGAAAAAAGAAGAAGCCGCTTATGGACGTAGTCGGGTTGATCCTCGCACATTTGCTATATTAGACGATTGTTTATATGACCAATCGTGGACACGTGATAAATTAATGCGATTGTTATTTATGAATGGTCGCCACTGGAAAGTAATGTTAATTATAACAATGCAATATCCATTAGGTATTCCCCCGAATCTTAGAACAAATATAGATTATGTTTTTTTATTACGAGAACCCTATATGACAAATCGAAAGCGTATATGGGAGAATTATGCATCAATGTTTCCAACATTGGAATCGTTTAGTGCGGTAATGGACCAAACAACGGAAAACTACGAATGTTTGGTTATAAATAATAATTCAAAATCCAATAAATTAAATGACCAAATCTTTTGGTATAAAGCCGAAGGTCGACCCGATTTTAGACTGGGTTCAAAAGAATTTTGGGAACTATCAAAAGGAATTAATTCAGACGACGAAGACGACGCATACGACCCAAATAAATCACATAAAAAAAGTAAAGGACAACAGATCAACGTTAAAAAAACAAAATGGTAACATAAGCGGAGTTTAATCATCATTTTCACTTTCAGTATCAACTAGGTCATTATAATCACTATTTATGTTATTGTTATTATTTGCATTAATATAAATATTCTCATCGTGTTCACTTTCAGTATCAACTAGGTCATTATTTACGTCATTGTTATTATTTATAATATTATCATCATTTTCATTCTCACTTTCACTACTATCATCTGTTTCAATGATTCGAGTGACTCGTCTGTTAATGTCTGTGTCTCTTTTAAATATATTAGTATAAATGTGTTTTCGTTTTATAATTTGAATGTGATTATCTTTAAATTCTTCATTATCGTCTGTTTCGTAAAAATCTACATATTTGTCATTCACTGGTGTTTGATGGTGTTTATTATTATGTATAATCCGTTTTATTCTACCAAACCGATTATTATACAATATAAATCGTTTCATTTTATAAAAAAACAGAGTTTCGTAATAATTTATTTTAAAAAAATCATTACTATAACTCATTAATAAATACAATCTATAATATGGCGTAAATGCATTAATAATTAATTTCTTATCAAAATCGGGAGACACGTGTAACTTATAACGGCGAATTTTTATTTCACTGTTAACAAAATCAATCATTCTCAAAATTTTTATATATAATACATCGGTTGTCAGATTACGTATATCATCCCTTATAAATTGTTCCTTTAACATAGTCATATTATGTTCTTGAAATTCATAAATATTAAAATCGACTTTAAAAAAATTATAAAGGATTTCATTGAAATATAACGTATCGAACTTCATCTTGAAATAAAAATTATATAAATCCGCTTTTGAGAAATGTATATTATTATATGGATTTTTAATGGGAATTGGAGTAATAAAGAAGTCGTCTCCTCCTGTCATTTTATCATTTAAAAGTTTAAATATATCCGTCATTTTAAATAAATATTTTTTCTTATGTTGTACAATACAAATAACATTTTTACTGGTTTCACTTATTTCAGTAAACCCCATATCCGTATTTATCTGTGTCTTGTAATATTTATGTTTAAATAATTCCCGGAATCTTAATAACCCAAAATAACATTTTTGAACTGCGCAGAATATATCTTCCATATATTTTCGTTGGTTACTCGTAATAAACGGGTGTTCAATCCTATCCTTATAAAAACTAAATTTAGATTCAAACTCACTATTATATTTATGAATACATATATCTAAAAATACAGATTTGGCCCTTGCATAGTCACAGTCACTATGATATTCGTTTTGGGATATTTCAGTTGATAAATTCATATAATGTATAAAATCGTCGTCATAATTTATTGGTTCATAATCCTTTTTACATTTTAACACTCGATTAATAATTTTTCGATATAATTCCATTATATAAAAATAATATTTAGTTTTATATAATTTAAACAACATTTTAATCACTCTTCGTAGAGTCATCATCCTTCACAGTGCGTTTATCTTGGTCGGCCAATACATCTTTAACGTGCTGTTTAATCCCTTCGTCGGTGGCAACTTCCCTACTATCAAAATCAACAGTATCTGTTACACCCGTTAAATTACCATCTTCGTCAATGGTTTGTGTCAATACATTTCCAGATTCTTCCGCCTTTTTAATATTGTCTCTGATCGCGTTTTCCTTTGTTTCGCGTACACGTTTTTCAAATTCATCCTTTGCTTTGGACTCGTTTTTAACCTTTTCACTGTGCAACTGATTTAGCTCTTCTTCCATAAATTCAACACGACCAGTTTTGTACGCATCGGGGTCCCAGGGAATCCACATACCGACCGGTCCCACGAAAATATCGTGATTGGGGTCAATATCACGCAATGATTTACAGCGACGCTCTGCTTCCTCCTGTGTATTATAAACACCTCTCACTTTTAGTCCACGTACAGAAGTCTGGAATACATTTTTACGATTAAAATCTTCATTCAAACGTTCTTCGTTCTTATCCATAAACGTTTTATAATCGTCTTCAATAGTATTTTTTTTGAGATTACCCTGTTCCTCTTTTACAAATTCATTAAAATCAGCAATCGCAGTTTCAACATTTAGATTATATTTATAAGACATAAAATGAATAAAGTCAAAGAATTTAGACATTGATTTAGTAAAATCCCACGATTTAATAAATTCTTCAAATAAGAAGTGTTCTCTGCGTTTTAGAATATTTTCAGGAGAAACAAAGGACAAACAAGTGAATTTTTGTCCGGCAAGTGTGGCATCCTCGTCGCACAGGTCAACATATTTAGGATTCGACTCCCCATCAATCATTTTTCTTTCAAAACCCGACATATAATAATACATATAATCTTTTATTTATATTATATTTTAGAATTATTTTGTATTCATATATTATAAAATGAACGGTGTGTTTGATTTCCAAGAACTCGTTAAACGTGTTGTTAAGTACCTAGTTGAAGGTATTGTTGTTGCCATTGTTGCCTTTGCTGTACCCAAGAAGCAACTTAATATTGAGGAAGTTATTATTATTGCCCTTGTTGCCGCTGCAACATTTAGCATCCTCGATGTATTCATTCCGTCAATGGGTGAGACTGCTCGCACAGGTGCTGGCTTCGGTATTGGTGCAAACCTCGTCGGTTTTCCCCGGGTCGCTTAAATAATTTATAATGTTTAGATTTTATATAAATATTATAATGGATGTCACTTACAAAAACGTTATTATGTTTTACCAAACTACTTTAAGAAATGTTGGGCTTTATACGTCGATTTCATTCGCCGCGCTTGGATACAGTCGTTATTATCGAGGTAAATCCCAAACATATAACATTGGATTAATCACAATCAGTTTAATATTCAATTTAATTGCGTTTGCTATTAATTATTATTTATTAGAAGATATGGTTTCTATATTACGTACGTATAAAGAAGACCCAAATGCGTCTCTCTCATTAGATAAATGGGTGCGAATACCCAAAATGATAGTGGTATTGCAATTAACCTTGTTTTTGTTTGGTGCATATACATTATTTAAAAATATTAAACAGTAGGGAAAAATTGCCAATCTAATGTTTTACATACTTCTTTCCAAATCATATCCTGTTCCAATTGTTTTTCACGGTCCTTCATCATCGGGATAAATGGTAAATACTGGTCTTGATCTAGCAATACACATAATTGATATAATGTGTATGTGTAATTAAAAAAATTAGTGCGGTTGGGTGGACAGTGAATTGCCCACGGCTTTTGTATTTCAATAAACAATACACATAAGGTTTCGTGCAATTCTTCATTCATTATGGGGGGTTTGATTCCAAATATCGAATTAATATATTGAATATGTTCAAAATATTTATTTAATCCTAACTTTCGCAATATTTCTCGCATTTTACCATAATTTAATTGTGATTTATCTGTGATTCGCTCCTTCTTAATACGATTGCGTATAGCGTCGATGACTTGGTCTGGTATCTGGGTCGTTTCTTTTGCTTGAAATTGCGCCAAAATTTCCTTAAAATGATTTAATCGAATATACGCAGTATATGAAACTTCATTTGGGGGTTCTTTGTTTGACGGTTTATTTCCATCTATAATGTGGGTGATAAACTTTCCGCACGTTTTACTATTGCATATTAAAATTCCTTCGTCTTCTTGTGCAATAAATTCTCCTTCATTACAAAAAATACAAATATCACAGACCAATACATAATCTGTTATAGTTAACTTCTCTTCATGAACGTTTTTCCAGTAATTTTTATACATTTGTTTTGATTCACTGTATTTTTGGTCTTGTAAGTCACACGACTCTTTATTTTTCGCCTTTATTTTGAAAAACGTATTAATAACATTACACGTTTGTTTACTGTCATTATTATTAATCTTTTGTTTTTCTTCAAAATAGTTAAATACATACTGGGAATTTTCTAGAAAATAATTATTTTTCTCTTTTTTGTGTTTCTTTATTTTTGCATTGATTTCGGTAATTTGGTCCTTAATTTCCATAAAGCGATCAATATTATTTGATTGTAACTTAGTAACTTCATTTTTGAGCGCGTCTTTTTCATTTTCTAGTTTCGGTATTACCGTTATTTCTAGGTTTTCAAAATGTGCCAACATTTGGTCGTGCTTCACATCGATGGACAATAATACTGCCGAACCCTTTTGTTTAGATGTCATTTAAAATATATAGATTATTAAATTTATATATATTTTTTGCTATTTACTTTTTCTTATACGTATTGTTTTTTTTGTGTTTTTTTGTTTTTTGTTTGACGTTTTTTTTGTATTTTCTTGTTTTATTTTTTCCACCTACACCTAGTGTTTTTGGGAATTGCGTAGGTGGGGGTGATTGTATCCCTGTTAGACCCGTGC